ATTTATGCAAGATGAAGAAAAGAAGGATTGATTATGAGTAAAGAACAATTTCAGATTCTATCGTCGCGTTGTTTTATTTGGTTAATCTTCCTAGAAAAAAGCCTTCGGGTATAACATCTTCTGAGTAAAAACATTTGTTTATTTTACCGTTGTTATAGAATTTTTTGCCCTTGGTCACGCCTACCAATTCACCTGATATATATCTAGGATCATCTTTGTCTATTCTGTAAGTATTTCCATCCGCATCTTTAGCTACGATTTTTTTAGAGTTGACGCCTACCAATTCACCTGATATATATCTAGGATCGTCAATGCTAACTAACATGTTGTTACCATTTTTATCTTTTGCTGCCAAGAGACCTTTCGTGTGCCCAACCAATTCGCCAGAAAGGTATCTAGGGTCGTCAATTCTGACAGACATAGTATTGCCGTGTTTATCTTTTACTGTTGTCTTGTCTTTACTAAAAGATATATAGTTTCTTTTTCGTGCTATTGTGTTGGTGGTGAAATGATACTTTCCAGATTTGGGGTCGAAGTATATACTTTTGTTTTTATCTGGACTTACTATTTCTCCAGTTTCCCATCTAGGGTCATAAACATCATATAATGATACTATATCACCTATTTTACCTTTTTTCATATTTTTAGTGAGACCACAAATGTTGGGATTTTCTTTGAATAACGTTTCTTTCACATCGATACGAAATATTTCATTCGTTTCCATGTTTTTTGCTAATGTGTAGTTTTTGTTTGTGTTGTAATTGAAATCGTTATTGTGCTGATTGTAAAATTTGACGTTGTTTCTTGCGTCTATTTTTTCAAGAAATCTTTTTTCGTAATTGTGCGCATCTTCCGCACTTTCAAATATTTTTATTCTTACGACTTCGAATATATCAAGGCCGTAAAATTTTATCATTTGTTTTATTACGTTGGATGAGGTTTTGTAACCGTTTTCGGACATGAAGTTAGATGGGCTTGCATCTTTCCCCCACTTAGCTCCTGCGTAATATTTTTCGTTTATGGTGTCTTTGATTATATAAAAATATGGTGCATAAATAGTCATGCTGCGTTCCTTCCTTTAATGCTTAACGTAGAGTCAGTAGATGTTGACGCATCGTGACTGACAATTTTATTTATAAAACTAGAAAGTTCTCTTGACAAAATGAAAAGAGTATGATAGTTAACGACAAACGTATAACTGTGGAGAAATTATTGTGACAGAAGAATTTAAGATATTGTCGCCAAGGGACCATTGTAGACAAAGACCAGGAATGTATGTTGGTTCGACTTCTGTTGAAACTGTTGAACGATTTGTTATGGGTCAATGGAAAACAGTAAACTATGTTCCCGCATTGTCAAAAATGATTGATGAAATTATCGACAACTCCATTGATGAAGCTATTAGAACTGAATTTGCTTATGCCAATAAAATAGATGTGTCTATCTTAGGTGATAAAGTAGTTGTTTTAGACAATGGGCGTGGAATTCCACAAGATAAAGTATATGATGAAGTTACAAAGTCTGAGATTTTTAGACCAGTAGCGGCGTGGACAAGAACAAATGCTGGAACATCTTTCTCTGATAATAGAGTTTCTATTGGTGCACATGGATTGGGTTCAGCACTAGTTAATTTTATGTCTAAAAACTTTACGGGTAGGACATGGCAAAATGGAAAACTTGTTGAAGTGCATTGCACCGATGGTGGTCTAAACATTGATGTGAAAGTCAAGAAGCTTTCTGGTAATGGAACAGAAGTTTCATTTGAACCTGACTTTGAACTTTTGGAAGCTAATTCACTATCTGATTTGGATACAGTCAATCTTATTGAAGATCGCCTCACAAGCCTTCAAATGGCTTTCCCCGAAATCAAATTTACCTTCAATGGGCGCAAAGTTTCTGCTTCAAACATGAAGGCATATTCCTCTATGTTTGTATCTAATGACAATTCTTCAGTCCTTACAACACAAACAGAAAATGTGTCTTTCTTCTTTGCCGCTAGTGAAGATGGGTTCCGTTCAAATAGCTTTGTCAATGGTGTAAACACTAGACAAGGTGGTAGCTATGTTGATTTCATCGTCAATTCAGTCGTGGACGAATTGGTATCCATGGTTAAGCGAAAGCACAAGATTGAAGTCGCAAAAAGCACAATCAAGAATGGATTGACTTTCGTTCTTTTCGCAAGAAAATTTACGAATCCGAAATTTGATAGTCAGACAAAAGAACGTCTTACTTCCACTATGGGTTCGGTAAAGCAACATTATGAAGAATCTGGTTGTGCAGACTTCACATATCTTGCAAGAAAAATCATGGCATCTAATGATATTATCGATCCTATCATTGAAGCCCAACTTGCGAAAAAACTTGCAGCAGATAAACGTTCTGCGACACTTGAACAGAAGAAGTTGAAAAAAGTCAAAGTTGCAAAACATATTGCAGCAAATTCAGATCAGGCAACGCTGTTTCTTGTAGAAGGTGATTCGGCGGCATCTAGTTTCATTGAAGTGCGTGACCCACAAAAATCTGGTGCGTATCCACTTCGCGGTGTTGTTATGAACACTTGGGATTTGAAGCCTTCCGAAGTGCTGAAGAACAAAGAACTAAGTGAACTTATCGCTGTTTTGGGTCTTGATATTAATGAACCGAAAAGCTATGATGATATGAATTATAAAAAAGTCGCTATCATGTGTGATGCTGACCAAGATGGTAATCACATTGCTACACTTCTGGTGGCATTCTTTTTCAAGTTTTGGCCTTATATGGTCAAAGAAGGTTTGGTGTCTATTGTTCGTTCACCTATCATGATTTCTGATAACGGTAAGGGTGATAAGTGGTTCTATTCTTATGATGACGCAAGAGACTTCAAGGATAATGCAAAAGGCTATAAGCATAGATACATCAAGGGTCTTGGTTCTTTGCAAGAAAGTGAATATCGCAAAATTGTGAATGACCCTGTTTTGGACGTTGTGTCAGTTGATAAACCTGATATGTTCGAAATGATGTTTGGAAATAATGCTGAAAAGCGCAAAGAATTTATGATGCAGTGAGGAATAACATGAGTGATATAAATTTGATGTGCGGTGACTGTCTTGAAATGATGAAACAGATTCCAGATGGGTCTGTTGACTTAACCGTGACTAGCCCACCCTATGACAACCTGCGCACCTACAACGGTAATAATACACAATGGGGCGAACATGTCTGGAAGGGAGTAATTCGGGAATTGCATCGAGTGACAGCCGAAGGTGGTGTTGTAGTTTGGGTTGTCGCGGACGCCACGATCAATGGCAGCGAAACAGGTACTTCATTCAAGCAGGCGCTTTGGGCTATGGAATGTGGATTTAATCTCCACGATACTATGATTTGGAATAAGGGCAATTTCACAGCCGTAGGGGCGTTGAAAACTTCATATGCTCCTGTTTTTGAATATATGTTTATATGGTCAAAAGGGAGGCCGAAAATATTCAACCCAATAAAAGATAGGCCAAACAAGCATCATGGAATTATATATCATCAAACAATAAGGCAGAGAGATGGGTCCACAAAAGACGGTCACGGCAAGGGCGTCAAAAGTATTAAAGAATTTGGCCAACGTCATAATGTGTGGCTTATGTATCCTGAGCAAAGTAATAAAAAACGATGTCACCCAGCACAATATCCCGAACATTTAGCCAAAGACCATATTATCTCTTGGAGTGATGAAGGTGATGTTGTGTTGGACCCATTTATGGGTAGTGGAACTACTGGTGTAGCAGCAAAGAACTTAAATCGTAGCTTTATCGGTATCGAACTGGACGAAACATACTTCAATATCGCAAAAGAACGAATTGAAAAAACTAATCCTATTGATAAATTTTTTGGTGAGGAATAACATGTCGATTGTAGAATTTTTTCAAGATGGTGATCGCTATCCCGTTTCCAAAATGGCGGAAAGAGAGTGGAGGAGTTTCGCCATGTATACGGTGGAATCACGTGCTATTCCAAACATGATAGATGGACTCAAGCCTGTAAATAGGTTTTATCTGTATAGTTCGCTAGAAAGCAGCAAGACCGAATTTAAGAAAGTTTCGGCTGTTGCTGGTGTCGTTTCGCAATATGGGTATAATCACGGTGAAACAAGTGCTTCTAGTGCTGGTCAACTTATGGCGGCGGAATGGAATAATAATGTATGCCTTATCGAAGGTCGTGGGGCCTTTGGGACACGTCTTATTCCTTCAGCAGCCGCAGCAAGATACACCTATACCAAAGTCCACAAGAATTTTGGTAAGTATGTAAAAGACGTGGATATTTCACCTATTCATAGTGACCCCGAACATGAACCACCTGCTTTCTATGTTCCAGTCATTCCACTTGTATTGGTGAATGGTGTGAAAGGTATTGCTACTGGTTTTGCCACTAACATTTTGCCGCGTGATCCTAAGTTGGTTGCAAAGGCATGTAAGGAATATGTCAAAACTGGTAAAATTGCCAAAAAGATTGACGTGAAATTTCCGAAATTCAAGGGCGAAGTCGTCTATGATGATACAGAAGGTAAGTTTTTCTGTAATGGTGTTTGGTCTAGAAAGGGCAAAACTGTATTGGAAATTTCTGAAATCCCATATGGTGTTGACCGCGAAACTTATGTAGGCGTCTTGGACAAGCTAGAAGAAAAGGGTGACATTGTAGGCTATGATGATCTTTGTGACAAGGAAGGCTTCCGTTTTGAAGTCAAATTGAAGCAAAACATTAGTGCAAAATGGTCGGATGATAAGGTTGTCAAGGAATTCAAACTTTCCAAACCCATGAGTGAAAACCTTACTGTAATTGACTTCAACGGTAAGCTACGCGAATATAAAGATGAACGCGATTTGGTAAAGGATTTCTGCGAATACCGAAACACAATTTTGGAAAAGCGGATTGCCAAGCGGGTAGAAGAATTTTCAGAAGAATCCAGATGGTTGAATGTTAAGATGCAGTTTATCCAAGCTGTTCTTGACGGGAGAATCACATTCAAGAACAAGAAAAAAGATGAGGTGTCTGTTCAAATTTTAGCCAACACGTCTGCTATTGGGGATGATGTTGAACGTCTATTGCGCATTAACATCATGAGTCTTACTTCTGAAATGGTTAAGCAACTTCAAAATGAAATTGAAGAAGCAAACAAACAACTTAAATTTTGGAATAGCACTACATCAAAGGAACAATTCCTAACAGATTTGGAGGAAATTTAATGGCAGAAGAACACAAACATCTTATTATTAGGGCGGAAGTGACAAAGCCGCCCATTGACCCCATTTGGGCAACGAATTGGTTGACCCATGTTGTTCAAAAAATAGGTATGAAAATACTTATGGGTCCATATGCAACATATTGTCCTGTTGTCGGCAATGCAGGATTGACAGCAGCCGTAATCATTGAGACGAGTCATATCGTGTTGCATGTGTGGGATGAAGGCGACATTGGTGAATTGCAGTTTGACGTTTACACTTGTTCACACTTGAATCCACAAGACATTTTTGATGAACTGGAACAATTTGGTCTTGTGAAGTTGGAATACAAATATCTAAACCGCGAAAAAGGTTTGACGGAAGTAGATATCTCTTGACAGCACACATTTCATATGATATAAATAATAAAATTGTAAGTGGAAGGATTTTAACGTGACTAGCATTAAAGAATACATCGCAGAAGCCATTAGACAAAGACTTAGCGAATCTTCTTTGTCGAGATTGTGGTCTAAAACACAAAAACATTCTTGCGGAACTATCACCTCTTTCAGAGGAAATAAGACCAAAGCACAGAATAAGGCTACTAATAAAGAAATGTTGACTTACCTTATGGGTAAGGGCTATTCTGTGACAAAAATCAAGGGTAGTTACATTGAAAATTTTGGTAGCGAAAATGAAAAAGAAGTCGGTGAGGAGTCTTTTTTTGTATGTAATCAAAAAGTAGATGGTGATGATGGTGGCCAGCTAAAAAAAGATTTGATTGCTCTTGGAAGAAAATATGATCAGGATTCGGTATTGATTATACCAGTGGGTGGTAAGGGCGCATATCTATATGGCACTTCAAAAAGAGACGATGCTTATCCTTCTTACAATAGACAAGAAAAAGTTGGAAGTGGTAAATTTGGTAAAGCTTCTGGACAGTTTTTGAGTCGTATTCGCGGAAGAGAGTTTGCTTTCGAAGAAGTCGAACCTATGCAGACAATAAATGGCATCCGTGGTCAGAAAATATTTGTCGAAAAGATGGAATCTGAAATGGATTTCAGTTGACAACAATTTTCAACTGATATATGGTGTAATCATCAGATAGGTGATCACACATGTTCTACGAAACCTTGAAAAAGCCCCGCAAAATGAAAACTGATCTGCTAGATAAAGCAGTCGTTTTCGCGTGTGATTATCTTGAACTTGATCTTGACTTGATTGTTGAGTTCGAAAACCTGAAAGAAAACAAGTTCGGATATTGTGACTATGATGAAGATGAAGTGATAGTCACAATATCCAAAAATCTATCTGTTGAAGATATGATACGGACTTTCTTTCATGAGATGGTTCATGTTCATCAATACGATAGCGGCAAACTTGAAAATGGTAAAAATCAGCGTTGGTTTGGTGTTGAATACGATTGTGAATATGAAGAGCTTCCTTGGGAAGTAGAAGCGTTTGAAGTTGAACAAAAAATGATGGAGGCATTCTATGCAAATTGAAATTGATGATGACGTGTTCGGGGATCTTGTTGTTCAAGATTTGAAAATCTGTGTTGAAACTATTATGGACGATCCAGCGTCACTATATGGCGACGAAGAAAGAGGTATGAACTTGGTTCAATCTTTCATTGACGTTATGGGATATTACATGACTTCTCCTGAACATGAAGAATATGTAAAAAATCTTTGGGTAGAAAAACGCCAACAAGACGCACAAAGTGGTGTAGTTGAAATTACTGACATAGTAGAAAATGAAGATGGTAGCGCAGATATCACATTTGAAGCGCCACCAGATATCATGAAAAAGTTTGCAGAAAAGGGCTTTCAATATACTTTGATTGAAGCCATGTTTGATAACATCACTCTTGAAGAAGTTATCAAAGCTTTGGAAAATCATAGAAAAAAGGGATGATAATGACTTACAATGTCGGTGATAAAATTCCAGTGTGGTGGACAACTTTCGACAAGGATGAAAACGGTAATAATTTAGCTTTTGTTCTTGAAATTCGTGACTACATTGGCCCATTTGACTTTTGTAGTAAAATTCTGAAACTTACCTGCCCTAATACAAAACGGGGTTGGATTGAAATGACGGTGTAATGATATGGCAAGCAGAGTCCAACTAATGAAACAAAAGGGGCTAATCAGTCCCCCAAAATGGCTACCAGCTAATGTTCATTATGAAGTTATTATGGGAAGCACCGCTTACGGAGTATCAAGCGATACTTCCGATATGGACATTTATGGTTTCTGTATTCCAGAAAAATGGGACGTATTCCCACATTTGCGCGGCGAAATCCCCGGCTTTGGTCGTCAAATCCAGCGATTTGAACAATACCAAGAACATCACATTAAGGACACCGAGGCTCGTCAAGAATACGACTTCAGCATCTATTCAATCGTGAAGTATTTCCATCTCTGTATGGAAAACAACCCGAACATGTGTGACAGTCTGTTTGTCCCGCAACGATGTGTTCTCTACGCTTCGAAGATTGGGCAGATGGTTCGTGACAACCGCAAGCTGTTTCTTCATAAAGGAAGCTACCAAAAGTTTCGAGGATACGCATATGCGTCTTTGAGTAAGTTGGGTAATAGGGCTAATGCTATGGAAACTGAAAAGAAGACACCGAAGAACATCAAGAATATTCTATCAAAGATCAGTCCGAGCGATCTACAACATCTAGCAGAAGAAAAAAATAGGCGAAATCTAATATAATTTTCGTGATTATGCGTTCTCCTTGCATAAATAAGGATAAACAAGGAGACCGTATGATGAATCAACAGTACACTAAAATACTACTGGACAATGACATATATGTGATAAGAAAAAAGACTAATGGTCATTTCTACACACTTTGTCAGAAACGAGTATTGAGCGAAAGACTAGAAAAAAGCGGTATTGACCTAAGCAAATACGAGAGATATTCATCATCCATAGAGGAAAAGATATATCGCTTTTCTATTGATGATGCCGAAGAAAAGATATGTGAACAATGCAAGATCAATAGAACAACATTTATATCCATTGCAAAAGGATGGCATAGGTTCTGTAGCAATAGATGTGCTTCTAAAAACAAAGTAGAAATAGGAATCTCTATTGCCAGCAAGTCTGGTTGGAAACACAGTGATAAGACACGGAAGAAAATGTCAGAAAATCACGCAGACTTTTCTGGCGATAAAAACCCTTTTGCTAAAAAATATAACAATGATCCCGATTTCAGAAATCAGTTCAGCGCAGTTCATCGGGATAGGTGGGCTTCATATGACGATAAGAGAATGCGAGAAATCCGAGAAACATTCTCCTTAGCAAGTGCCAAATCCGAAAACAAAAATGCAAATGCCCATAAAAAACACAAATCTGGTAATTACTATTCTTCAAAAATGAATAAAGAAATGTTTTATAGAAGTTCTTGGGAGTTAGAAGTCTGTGAATATCTAAATGATGCTAGACATATAAAGTGGTTTGATATAGAACCGTATTGTGTGGAGTATCAGCTAAATGAACAAGAAACTAGATATACTAGACTGGATTTTCATATCAAAACTGAATGCGGCAAAGAAATAATAGCAGAGGTAAAGCCAGAGGGGTTGATACATCATGGCAATAACCCACAGAAGATAGAAGGTCTGAAACTCTATGCCAAAGAAAATGGATATGAGTTTTTACTGATAACAAAACAGATTCTTGATAAACTGGAAGAATACATATGAACACACTAGAAAATCTCACCGATGAAGAACTTCTTGAACTAGATTCTTGGTTTCGTGGTCTATCAAAACGCGAACAGGAAACGACTATAAACGGCATGGATACCAAGTTCGCATACCATGTTTGTAGACTTGCACTAGAGGCACAGCAAATCCTTGTTGAGCATGATCTTGACCTTGAAGCAAATCGTGAAATCTTGAAGTCTATTCGTCGTGGTGAATGGAGTGAAGAAAAGCTTCGTGGGTGGTTTGATGAAAAGGAAAAGCACCTTGAAGAACTATACACCAAGTCTGATTTACGACATTCGCCAGATGAAGATGCTATCAAGGATCTTCTTATGAATTGTCTGGAACACCATTATGGTTCACTTGACAATGCTGTTAAACGCGAAGTTCCAGTGGATAAGTTTATTGCTGAAATGAAAGCAGTTATTGAAAAGTATGAAGGACGCTAATTAGCGCCCTTTCTTTTATTTAGATAAGCGATCGGTTGCTCTTGCAATACCTTGTCCACGCTTTCTACTCTTTGCGAAAGCTTTGTCTGCGGCACGAGAATGAGCTCTTGATTTTTCATAATCACTATCAGACTTTGCATCCATCTGTTTATATTTTCTTACTGCCTTTTTTCTTAATCTTGATGCAGCGTCATCATGCTTTTCACCAGTTCTGTCGAGTCTTTTTTCGTCAGCTGCAGCTTTTTTGACATAACTTTGCAGTGTATTTGGTGAAAGCTCATTCAAGATTGCTTCTTCAATGGCTTCCCAAGTTTCTTCTGAAACTTCTTCGAAGATGGATTCAATCAAATCATCTTCGTGTGATTCGTTTAGGTAGTCGCCCACCATTTCTGAAATCAGTGATTTTAGTATATTATTTGACATGTTAGTAGTTCCCTCTTGATAGATGTTGTGCTCTTTCTTTTCCGATAACTTTAGATACAACGGCAAATACTTGTTCGCGATTTTCTGTTTCGCCACCATTCATACCCCTAGTTATCATTTTCACGTTTCTTGAAAATGCGTCGGATGCAAACATTTCCAAATATGATGCGTCATTGTCAGCCAAGGGACCGCCGCCTTTTCTTACTTTTTCGGCCATTTTTTTAGCTTCCTTACCGATCTTCAACGCTTCACCATTAGTGAGTTTTGCGGATTCTACAAGGTAGCTTTCAACCATTTCTTGTATTACTTCTTTGATAGACATGTTCTCTCCTACAGTAATGTGTCTTCTGACCATCGTATTTTAGCGTATTCCAATATAGAAGTCGCTTGTTCAGGCTTCATATTAAACCATTCGCCCCGTATCATCAAGTAACGATATTCGTCATGGATCTTTTTTTCGATTTTTCTTGCCCTTTCAGGCGCGACTTCTATCTTGTGATGTATTCGTATCTTTTCGGCATTACCTGTTTGTAACGTGGAAAGCCTTTTTTCCACATCACCACTATAGCCAATCTTCTGTTTTTCATCTGTTCCGATAACGTATATGTGCATGTTACTATTTATTATTTTGGTTATTTGTGAAAAAAAGCCAAAAAAGGTGTTGACAAGCGAGTGTTTTGATACCATATTCTATCTGTAACCAAGAGAAAGAGACAAAGAAATGATGCAGTTTGCCATTGTCGATGAAAACACTGTTGTTGCTACTAACTCCATCAAGAGTGTTCGTATTGTTCGTGAAGTGACTGATGTTTATGATCGGAACGTGTGGACGGTCTACACTGATCAAGGTCGTCTGCTTGATGACGTGACTGTTTCGGGTCCGTTCAATTCTTTTCATGCTGCCAAGCGTGATGCAGAGTGTGAAGTCGGAATGTCCATCAAATATGAGGTTGTATAAAATGGCTATTGACTTTGAAACATACAAAGATTACTGTGCAAATCGTTCTGCTAAGGGATTGCAAGTCATTCCTAAAAGTCTGTGGAATGCTTTGAAGGAGACATGTGATGCAAATCGGTGATGTTGTTATGGTCTTTAATGGTAAAGCGAGTGGAATGTATTGTGAAGTTGTAGGCGTGACAGAGAAACGAATTTCTGTGAAATCGCGTCTACTTGACAAGCCTGTTCACATTTCTAAGAAAAATTATATCACAATGGTGGGTGAAAACCCCCCGCAACTATTGGAGCGTTGTTATGTATGATATTAAGCGTGGCGATCTACTGGTAGATTCGCGGCATGGGATTTATTGTCCACAAGTATTTGCACAAACTGTGAATCGTGACATGTTTCCTACCATTACCGAAGATGCTTGGTCCATCTTAGAAGCTGGTCCAGACCATGATCTATATTGGGATGTGTGGGCGTATGAGGTAGAAGGTCAAGAGTCTACGGATGGTGCTATCATCTATCAAGATGGTGATGTATGGGCAGTTTATGAATGGGAGAATGAAGATGACTAATATCACAACTGATAACAAGTGGAAGCCATTCAAGTATGGTTATGAGGTTCCTGAGAAGGTTCTGAAAGAAGATTTTGATTGGATGGATGATGATGAAAAATCTAGCGGGTTCATGAAATATCGTGGCGTGTGGTATCACATTTCTGAATTCATGGCTATCCCAAAAGAAGATGGTGTTGGTGGATGGCAAGCAATGTCACCTGATAGTGCTTTCAGTGCTGTCATGCTTCAAGTGTCGAATGATGGTGAAGAATATAAAATTGGGACATATATCGCTTGACATTAGTGATTTGGTGTCCTATATTCTTATTGTAGAGACAAAAAGGTGACTGCAATGAACATAGAACGTGTGAAGAACGATTGGCTTGAAATCGCCAACGAAGAAATCAATGTTGAACAAATCGGCGGTGCTGTTTATGCCTTCGGTTCTGAACTTGCCATGTTGCGTCTTTTTCATAAGTATCGTTATACCGATGAAAGCCGTATCCATGCCAATTTCAGTGAAAATATGAAAACTTGGTTTTTCCGTCTTGAACTTCGTTACTGAGGTGTGACATGATACTTGTTGAAGGTATGAATCAGAATTTCATCGAAAAATGCGTCATTCATATGTGCGAAATTTTAGGTATTGATGTTCCAGACCTTCACATTTTTGTTGATGAAACCATCAAGCCTAACGGCGCGTGTTATCGAAATTCACCCGATGAATTTATGATCGTCTTGAAAGATCAAGCTGATGGTCAGATGATTGTCACACTTGCGCATGAAATGGTTCATGTGAAGCAATATTTGAAAGACAATCTTGCAGAAGACTTCACCTATGACATTCCTTACATGGAACGGTGGTGGGAAAAAGAAGCGTTCGCCATGGAAGTTGAAATCACAAAATCTATCATTGAAATGGTAGAAAGTGGAAAAATCTGAAAAAAACCTGTTGACAACGAATCGTAGATGAGTTATCTATAATGTGTAGCAAAAAGGAGATACAACATGTTCGGCGCTAAACTCGGTCTTCACGTCATTCAGTTCCCTTCTAAAAAGTTCGGTTATGTCGGTTCTATTCCTGTTGCCTGTTGCCGCCGTTTGAAAGCAGATACTTCTGCCGTTCTAGGTTGCCGCGCAATTCGCGAAGGTGATGAACTTGTCGAATATCGTTCAATGATTTTTGATACTGAGCAAGAAGCTATTGACCATGCGGTTGCTTGTGGTTTTGAACCCAAGCTTCCTGTTAAAGCCTGAAAGGATACGATATGTTTTACATTGTTGACCCTTCCCGTGGTGGTCCAGAACATGTGTTTCATCGCACTCGTCGCGTGTGGCAGTGGTTCTATGACGGTTCTAACATGCCTTGGAAAACTGAAGGTGGTGCGAAACGGGCTTTGAAAAAACTTAAAGGAAAATACCCCAAAGAGTTTGATGTATGTTATGTTGGCAACCCATTCGTGAAAGCCTGAAAGGATGCGATATGATTCGTGCAAAGCAAGAACGTGAAATGGTAATTGATCTTACTGGTCCAGAAGGTAACGCATATGTTCTTATGGGCTATGCAAACCGTTTCGCAAAACAACTAGGTCTTGATAGTGAAGAGATCATAAACGAAATGAAGTCTGGTGATTATGAAAATTTGGTAGAAGTGTTCGACAACTACTTTGGTGCTTTTGTAATCCTAGAACACTGATAATGTGAAAGTGTGCCGTGTATAAAGATATTTTGATCTTGACCTCTGTCGATGAATTTAGTAAACTCAACAGTGCACAAATAGCAAGTGCCAAATTCATCGCTTATGGTGCAAACAAATCATTCAAAGTCATCAAAGATCGATATGGTATGAATCAAGGAACACAAATTCCTGAAAGCTTGATCGGTCGCGTATTGGGAAACTACGAGTAAATAATCTTTGTGATAAATACACATAAGCACTTTTGTGTGTTCATTTCACAAGGAGAACTATTTTGTGTGTAGTAGCCGTTAAATATTTTGATGGTTTAGGGTGGGTTGGTGTCAAGAACCGTGACAGAAATTACCAAGCAAAGATAAAAATTATCCAATCCAATAGGACTGGAACACAACGCCTTTATATAGATGATGAGCTTACAAGATATACAGAAGGTTTGAACGAACACGGGTTGTGCATTTTATCAGCTTCCTTGTCTGTAAAATCGGACGAGAAGGAAATAGGTAAGGTAAAACCAAATAGCCGTAGTGATGATTATTCTTCACCAGATGGAAAGAAAATACGCGATGCCCTTTTGTATAAAACACCAAAAGAAGCCTTGAATCATCTGATAGATAGCGAACTGTCAGGTTGTACTTTGATATTCAATGAGAATGATTGCTATGTATTGGAAGCTGGTTTCAATATTAAAAAAGAAGATGCCACACCACTAAAGCCTAGAAAGTTTATGTTCAAGGTGGCAAAGATTGATAAAAACGAATTTTGTGTAAGAACGAACCATGGTATATTGTTACCACAATTGGGTTACAGCAAGAATTCAGACGATGAATATTTCCAAAGATCTAGACTTTCTTCTGAAAAAAGATATGAATACGCTAAAAAAGCGATTGACAAAGTAGACGATCATATGTTAATGATGGACTCAATATCCGTAACACCTAACAAAGATAAATTCTTGAATCCGATAAGAACTGGCGATGTTAAAAAAGGTGAAATGGTGACGACTGGACAACTTTTATTGGTCCCTAGAGATAGGACGTTGCACTATAGGCCGATATTCTCTTCCATAAGTTTCACATATGATAAGTTGAACGGTCCAGAAGCGAAAACATTTTTTGAAGTTATATCTTCCAGAAAGCTACTAGGGTTCAAAGAATTTTATTCCGCCAAGTGATTTTCTACACAGATGAAAAAAGACATTTGGTTTGCGTCCCATACTCTGTAGAAAATCTGCATATTATGGCAAAGAATTTGAATATTAAAAAGTGCTGGTATCATGCAAAACCATACCCACACTATGACATACCGCAAAAGCGGATAGATGAAATACAAGCTAGATGTACAAAGGTGTCATCTAAGCAGATAGTTAGAATATGTAAAGGAGAATCGTTATGAAAATTTCGCTACGCAAGGCAAACGCAATTCAGTCTGTCATCACAGAAGAAATCAACGGCACTGATCTGAAAACAGATGTTACTGTAAACGAATTTGAAATCTTGGGTGAAAAGGTTTCACAAGCAGAAACGAGATTTTTCCAAAACATGGAAAAGCGCAATGCGCTTGTAGAGGCACTTTATGACATTCGCGCACAAGTAAGTGGTGTAAATGCTTCTTCTGGCATTAATGGTCTTTTGACTATTCTTGCGCAAACAGAAAAAGACATTCAGCTTTATAACAAGCTGTCTCGTATTCAACCAAGTGTTGATTCCGTAGTTTTGGAAGGGCGTCTTGAAAAGATCCGTCAACGTAAAGAAGACGTTTATGGGCGCGAAGAGCAAGTCCAGACTTCTATTTTCAATGAGGCTACTATCGACACGTTCAAGTCGAAGTTGGCTTCCTTGAAGAAGGAAAAGCAGAAACTTCAAGATGAACTTCTTGAAATGAATGTTGTCAGAACCGAAATTCAGCTAGACGCAAAGACTGTTAATATTTTGGAATCCATTAACATTCTGTAAAGGTTTTGGTGGTTATGCGTTAATAGCGTAAATCACCCAAATATCGGAAGAGAAGGTAGTGTAGACGCTGTAAGTTTTACTTACGAATGGTCAAGCAAATTTATTGCACATAGATTGCACATAGTCATATGCACCGAGTCATTATACTTTATCAGTTTAGATAGTGCATTTTGCTGCTCGGAAATAGATGGTTTTTGCACCTTGTGTTTTTCACTTTGTCGGTGGGACTGTATACCACGCCACCTGCACTTTGCCTTGTCTATATCTATTTCTCTTCCGTATTTGTTTAGTAAAGGAGTATATAATGGAAGAAGTTTGGAAGCCCGTATTTATTGATGGGGTTGATACTGGTTGGAAAGTCAGTAACATGGGACGATTGATGAACACCAAGGGTGGCATTACTATTGGTAACATGGGTAGGGAATATTATGCTATCGGTATCAAAGGAAAGACTAAAACGGTTCATCGAGTTGTCGCAGAAGCTTTTTGTGAAAAAAGAGAAGGTTGTTATAGCGTTAATCACATAGATCATGATAAATTGAATAACAAAAGCGACAATCTTGAATGGGTCACACATGCTGAAAATATGCAGAAAGCACACGCCTTTAAAAAATTCAAGAAGCCGAGACGAACCACAATGGCAGAAATTAACACCATACTTCAACTAAAATCACAAGGTGTTAATCATACGAAGATTGGTGAAATGACAAATATAGATAGAACTGTAGTCTATAAAATCGTCAATGGAACAGTTTGGAGTAAAGTTACTGGTATGGGATATGATGGCGATACCACACTAGAAAAATTTATATAGAAATAAGAAGGATTAACATAATGGATGGTACGTCTATTATAATGATAATGTTCGTCTGTTTGTTTTTAGGAGGTATGTTTCTAGGCATCCACTTAACAGAAACGCAAGCAATTGAACGCGGATATATGGTTCAATGTGTAGGCCAATCAGGTTGGCATTGGGAATGCGACTAATAAAAACGCAATAAAAGCAAAAAAAATCACCGATGGCACGAAAAAAGCTGTCGTCGGTGTATAAATAACATTATGAAAATCAAAGAAAACCACAGGGAAAACATGACTTCTTTACATTCCACATCAATACCACAGAATTTGGGACGTAGACTCTCTGCATGGATGGGGGTTGCTTTGGCATAGGTAGATTACAAAAATCTAAAAATACCAAAGCAACCCAAGATTAAAAATCTTGGGTTTTTTTATTGACTGCTACTTGACAACACGACACTAGTCATGTAGATTACAAAATGAAGCGGAAAGAAATTTCTGCGCGCTGTTTGAAAATTTATTCCTTGTTCGTTCCTAGAAGAAATTCGATGATGGAACTGAAACAGAAGAACGAAGCTGGCGAATGTGCCCGCAAGTTCCTTTGTTGAAAGTGTTCTTCGGAACACTGGAAATTCTGTTTTCACATGCACTATATGCTGTGGTTCATAATAGTAAGCCTAATAGCCCAATATCGTGACACAATAAGCAAAGACTGATCATCTTTCTAATATTTTAGATTGTAGTGCAGTTGAAAACAGAATTTGTCGAATGTGATTGTAAAATTGGCGAATGGTAAGCCTTCCTGCTTGACAGGTTGATACGTTCAATGATGGAATTGATCATTCCTAGAATAGATCTTGGTTCGAATCCAAGTTCGGTAATTAGAATATACCTCTGTATCGTCGCGGTCTTCTAAACCGTAAAACGTAACTGGATGGAAGATGCAGGTTCAAATCCTGTCAGGGGTGCCAAAAAGTGAAAATACCTATTGACAACGAACTTCAAATCACCTATATTACCTTTGTAACCAAGAAAGGTGACTGAAATGAAAGAACAAATCCTTGCCTATATCGCCGCTTGTGAAGCAAACATTGTCGCATATAAAGAAATGGGTGATGATGCTGCCGTAAAAGCCGCCGAAGGTATGATTGAAGATTTTCAGAAAGTTCTTGAAAATATGTAATAATTGCTCTGTAAGCATTGCTGGCGATGCAACGGATTTGTAACCCGAAGATAGTAGGTTCGATTCCTACACAGAGCACCAAATAAAATGGAAGTGAGAGCAGTCAAGGTTGGCTGGTTTGCTTGGAAAGCAAAACGTGGTGGTATCCCCACTATGGGAATCGTGCTCCCCCGCTTCCGCCATGATTGGATCAATTCAGCAAAATTTAGCTTTGATATAGCAAAACAGATGATCCAGAAAAAAGTTTTCGGTCCTTTATCATAATTGGTTAATGAGCAATCCTCATAAGATTGGATATCTCGGTTCGAGTCCGAGGGGGACTACCAAATATACGCTTCCTTAGCTCAGCAGGATAGAGCAAGTGACTTCTAATCACTAGGTCGAGGGTTCGAATCCTTCAGGGAGCGCCAAAATTATACGGTCCTATGGCGCAATCGGTTAGCGCAGGGTGCTCATAACACCAAGGTTCTAGGTTCGAGTCCTAGTGGGACCACCAATATTGCGGGTATGGTGTTTAATGGCTAGCATCGCAGCCTTCCAAGCTGATGGTACGGGTTCGAATCCCGTTACCCGCTCATAGAGAACATGATTTGTATAAATAGTAATGTCAATAAAACTATGGATGTAAATCATGTTCTACACAATCTACAAGATCACAAATCTTCTTGATGGTAAAATTTATATCGGCAAACACCAGACTAAAGACTTGAATGATTGTTATATGGGTTCTGGCAGGTATCTTAAACGTGCTATAGCCAAATATGGAATAGATAATTTTGTCAAGGAAATCTTATTTATTTTTGATAATGAAAGCGAAATGAACACCAAAGAAGCTGAATTAGTCACTGAGGCTTTTGTAAAAGAAGACACTAACTATAATTTATGTCATGGCGGTCACGGTGGATTCGGATATATTAGATCACTAGATTCATACCACGATCAAGTCAAACGTGGTAGAGTTGCTGCTGACGCGAGTATCCATAAAATATATGGAGTTTCTAACATATCGCAAACCGAAGAAAATCGTAAAAAGAATTCTGACCGTATAAAAATTGCACACGCAGAAGGCAAGATTCCGTATGATAACTTTAAAGGAAAAACGCACACTGAAGAAACTAAAGATAAAATGCGAAAATCCAAGAATGCTGTATCTTTGAATTCACAGTTTGGAACAATGTGGATTACGAATGGGATTGAGAATAAAAAGATCAAAAAAGATGTTGACATTATACCAGAAGGGTGGTATAAAGGTCGTAGATTGGCTGTTCAGGTAACCAAATAATAAACAGTCAGCTTCCAAGCCGCGTAACAGCAAAAAGTTGATCCTGTATATAATGCCCGTGTAGCCCAAAGGTAGGAGGCATCAGACTTAAAATCTGCACAGTGTCGGTTCGAGTCCGATCACGGGTACCAACAAAGCCTTTGTAGCGGCGCGGTTTCCTAAACCGTACACCGTAACTGGATGGAAGATGGGGGTTCGAGTCCCTCCAAGGGCACCACACATGGAAGATAGCGTATCTGGTGATACAACTAGTTTCGAAAGCTAGGCCACCTTCGGGTTGATGGTTCGACTCCATTATTTTCCGCCATTTATTGTGGAGAGTGAACCAGTAAGGTTACTGGACCCGCCTTGAAAGCGGTGTGACCACCTAAGACGTGGTTGGGCTTCGAGTGCACCCGCTCTCCGCCACAAAATAACAAAAATGGAGAAAAGCTATGGATACAGATGAAGATATCGAAATTCGTATTGAAAAACCTTCACGTGCCGAAAGATGGAAGCGTTCAATTACTGCAAGAATGCGACGTCAATATTCGAAAATCGTGAAAACAGCACATCTCCAAAAAGAAGAAAAAGAAGCAACCAAACGATTGGAAGCAAAAAAACTTCTTGAAAAACAAAAAAAGATGAAGAAAACCGCTTGACAAACAATACTAGACAAGCTATATTAACTTCATAAAGCGTTGTTTGACAATTTAAAAACTAATCAAGTGTGGTGATGAACCAGTAAATCTTGAATGAATAAAACAGAAATATGATCTGGTAAGGTGATGAACTTGTAAATCCAGATTGCGAACTTCTGTTTTCACATACACTATACATCGTCTAAGGGGAGGATACCACTGCAATAGACGCGGTGGAGATATAGGTTCAAATCCTTTTGATAGTGTAGCTGAAAACAGAAATTGTTCCCAAGTAGCTCAGTTGGTAGAGCAGGTGACTGTGGGCGCTAAAGGTTAATGAGTCAGTTCGATTCTGGCAGCGCCAAAAGTAATCACCGGGTCG